TATCGACGGCGCGGATGCGGTCGGCGGCGGCCTGCTCGGGGTCGCGCGCGAGATCGGAGAGGAGCACCTGCCGCGCCTTGGCGGTCATGATGCGCTCGTCCTGCGCCTTCTCCGTGATCTCGCGAAGGTACGACGCAACTCCCACATTTTCCAACAGCTCGTAGGCGCGGCCGTTCGCGTAGTTCTCGGAATAGCCTGCTGCGACCGCGCTCTGGACGACGTTCCCCGTCGCCGCATAGTGCTCTGCAAATTTCCTCTGTCTCGGCGTCATACATCTCACCTCCGGCCACGACAAAAACGACACCCGACGCGCTGCGCCGGATGCCGAGAGGGGAAAAAGAAAGTACTTCCATGTTGCTATTGCCGAAAAGCTGCGCGGAGGAGCCAAACCGAGCGACCGCAAGAGCCGCCCGGAAAAGCGCCGCTCATTCCTCCGCCGCTTTTCTATGATATTATTCTATCACATTCGGGGGAAGGTATCAAGGGTTATTTGGGGTTAATTTTTGAGAACTGCACACTGTCCAATGCCCCGCGCCGGATGTAGCCATGGATGTGCTCGAGCGAATACCCCGTCTCTGCCGCAATCTGCGGCTCCGTCCGGTACCCGAGGAACCGCATCCGCAGATACGTCTGGAACAGCGGCCGGTGTACCTGCTCGATGGCCTCGCGGATCTCCGCCTCGACGGTCGCAAGCTCATGCTCCACCGCCATGATCTCTGCCTCGGTCACGCTCAGCGCATCCAGACGGCGCTCTGTCGCATTCCCGGAGGAACCGCCCGGGGTGTCGTAGCGGATGCCGGCATATTCCGCACGGCTCCGGCGCTCTGCCCGCTCGGCATACAGTCCGATCAGGCGCAGGCGCAGCGGACGGCCTCTGCCGAGCCACTGGGTCTTGATCTCACGGTCGGTCATCGTCTCTCACCTCCTCGAAATGGCACTCCTCCTTGAAGCTGCACGCGATCGCCGCGCCGTCCTCACTATACCACGCATGGACGCACCGTCCGCAGTGCCGCACCGGTACGGCATCCAGACGCGCCAGCAGATACCGCTTCTCCCGTGCTGTGAAGTCGCCGGAGGACAGGATGCGCTGTCTCAAACGTTCGAGATCCATCATACCACCGTCCTCTCGTAGAACGCCGCCAGCGTGTCTTCATAAGCCACTGTCTGCGCAGGAAATGCCGCATGGTAGATGCGGTACGCCTGCATGTGCGCGATCCACTCGACGCAGAGCCCGTCTCGCGCGACCTTCTCAGCGAAGCTCCTGACCGCGTCCATCTGCGCCGCTGCGAGCGCCCGCCGTCTGGCAGCGCGTTTCCGGATCGTTTCAAGCTCGCGTGGATAGCGCTTCTCCTCGTCGGCAAGCATCCGACTGTATCGCTCCCCGATCTCCTGCACGCGCTCGGCGTGGGATTTGCCGCGGTGGATTTTCGCCCTGCGGAAGCGCTCCTCCTCGCGCCGCAAATGTTCGTCCCGCCAATGCGCCGCCGCCCGCAGTCTGCCCTTGTGCTCCAGCTCGGCGCCGGTCAGCTCGGCTTGCTCGATGCTGCTCTGTGTCTTCTCGCGGATGACGTCCTCCCACTCCGGCAGCGTCGCAGTCCCATGGTCGCAGTCGCTCTCCACGCACAGCTTCAGCAGCTTGCGGAAGTTCCCGGCCGAGCCCTTCTCGCGCAGCCAGGCAAACGGCTCGATGCGGATGCACCCGCGCGGCGTGGATTTCCAGCCGTCCTCATGTCCGAAGTATATTTCCATCATTTCTTTCCCTCCTTGACTTGTTTGATTCTCACTTTCAGCGATTCGATCAGCGCGTCCTGCGTGGCGTCCTTGTCCTGCAAGGCGGCGATCACGTCCGTATCCCGGCTGTCCCGGACGGCAAGCTCATGCACAAAAACCGTCGCCGTCTGCCCCTGACGGTGAAGGCGTTTATTCGCTTGCAGGAATAATTCCAGCGACCAGTTCAGGCCGAACCAGATCACATGATTGCCGCCGTTTTGCAGATTCAATCCGTAGGCGCAGGACGCGGGATGCGCGAGAAGAACGTCCAGCTCCCGGTTATTCCACGCATCGGCGTCCTCCGGCTTTTGCAGAATGCGCACGCACTTCTTTGCCTTCGTCAATACTGCCAGCAGCCGCTCCCGGTCGTGCTTGAAATTATAAAATACCAGCGCGGGTTGATCGTTCAGGCGCTCGATCAGCTCCATAAACGCCTCGAGCTTGCAGTCGTGCAGTTTGACCCACTTGCCGTCCTCGGCATAGACAGCGCCGTTGCAAAGCTGCAAGAGCTTGTTGGACAGCGCCGCCGCAGACCCCGCGTCAATGATATCCTCGTCAATTTGCAGCAGCATCTCCCGCTCCATCTCATTGTAGGCTTTCTGCGCCTTATCGTCCAGCTTCACCGGGACAACATCATAGACCAGCGGGGGCAATTGCAGATAGTCCTCGGACTTCATGGAGATGCAGATGTCGCTGATCCGGCGCTGGATCTCAGCGGCCGCGCCCTCGGTCTCCTCGTAGGTCGTGAAGTGCCCGCCGTGGGTGTTCGCCCGGAAGAAGCTCTCCCGGAAGGCGGTGATGTTCCGTCCGAGCCTTGCGCCCTCGTCCAGCAAATAGAGCTGCGCCCAAAGATCAGCGAGACTGTTCGGCGCAGGCGTTCCGGTCAGCTCAACCAGACGTCTGACGTGCGGACGGATCCACGTCAACGCCTTGAAACGCTTTGCCCGGTGATTCTTGAAGCTGCTGCTCTCATCAATGACCACCATGTCAAAGCACCAGCCGTTCCGGAGATAATCGACCAGCCAGACGACATTCTCCCGGTTGATGACATACACATCAGCCGGTGCGTAGACCGCCCGGATGCGCTTTTGTTCGCTGCCGAGAATCAGGCTGAACCGCAGGTGTTTCAGATGCTCCCACTTCGCCGCCTCCTCGCTCCACGTTGCCTCCGCGACCTTCTTCGGCGCGATAATGAGGACGCGCCCTACCGCAAACCGGTTGTAGATCAGCTCCTGAATGGCGGTCAGGGTAATGACGGTCTTGCCCAGACCCATGTCAAGGAACAGCCCCAGCTTGTCCGTGTCGAGAATGCGCCCGATGCAGTAGCGCTGGTATTCATGCGGACTGAATTTCACCCAGCATCTCCCTCACTTTCTCCTTCGTGTCGATGTCGGCGTAGACGGTGCAGCCCAGCGCCCGCAGTTCTGACTGTCGTTTCTTCTGGAGCTGCGTTGAGGTCTCGCCCTCGGATTTCAGCTCGACAAAAACGACCCTGCCCCCCGGCAGTATCACGATACGGTCGGGCACACCACTGCATCCCGGTGACACCCACTTGTAGGACCGCCCTCCGAGTGCCTTGACCCTGTCCCGGAGATAGGCCTCGGTGGTCTTCTCTGATTCCATGTACACCCTCCTGTTACTATGTTCCTCACGCGCGTATACATTACGCGTACAGGCGCGTCAGGCGTTTTACGTTCTCCCTAATTCCTCTATTTTTACCTTTATATAGAAAATAAAGTAACAAAGTAACAAATAGAGGGATTAAGCCTATTTTGCGTCAGAAATTGCCGTTACTTTCCCTGTTACTTTCTCTAATCCCGGTAACACAGTAGGTGTTACTTTCTATGCAGATTTCCGGAGAAAGTAACAGGGGAAAGTAACACTCATTTTTTCCGGATAAACCCCTTTTGAAGACCGTAGTCCTTGCCCGTCCGGATGCCGTTCTTTGAACGTTCCCATCCCTCTATATGGCTCAGGATCCCATTGATCTCCGCTGCATCCTGCCGCTTGAAAAACCGGATGTCCCCGCCGAGCGCTTCGCACCAGATCTCCAGTGCGCACACCCGGTCTCGTTTCTTTGTCGGCTGACCGTCCGTGTTAAAACTGTTTGCCCAATAGCTCATCCGCAGCCGGAGATCGCGCTTCTCCCAGTCCTCCGGTACCTCACGTTCAAGAAAATCACGGATGATACCTTCCTTTGCAGAATGAACAGCGTGCTCCTCCTGCGCAGCCTTTGCAAGCTCCGCAGTCTCGGCATCATCGAGATACAGCGTCTCGCCTGTCCGCCAGTAGACCAGTGCCTCCGCCCATATTTGCTCCACCTCATCCGACAGATCACGGAATACGGACTTCGTGGGTTCCTGCTGGGCGCAGTCGATCGGCCAGAAGCGGCGGCCACCAGTTTTATCCCTCAGGAACTCAAACTCATTAGTCGTGCCGAAGAATACGCACCGCCTCGGATAACGCCCTGTACGCCGCCCGTATGGTTCTCTGTAGATGTCGTCCGTCTTGGAGAGGAACTGCTTGACGGCGTTCTCCTCGGAGCGGTTCAGGCCGTTGAGCTCCTGCAATTCGATCAGCCACGAACCCTGTATCATCTCGCAGGCTTCCTTGCCCTCGAATGTCGAAAGGGAATCGTTGAACCAGCTCCCGCCGAGATACCGCAGCAGCGTGCTCTTGCCAATGCCCTGCGGCCCTGCAAGAATCGGCATCGTATCGTACTTCACGCCCGGCTGCATCGCTCTGGCAACCGCCGCGCACAGGCTCTTGTGGGCAACCGTCCGCGTGTAGGCTGTATCTGCCGCGCCAAGGTAGTCGATGAACAGCGTATCCAGCCGTGGAACACCGTCCCACGCGGGAAGTCCGTTCAAAAAATCTACAACTGCATTGTATTTGTGCTGATTGCAGCACAGTGCAAATCCGTCTATAATTCGCTCCTTTCCCGTGATGCCGTAAACCTTCTCCAGATAGTGCCGCAGACCGGCATCGTGGGTATCGCTCCAGTCACGGGGCCTCGTCTCCTGATCCCAAGGGAGTGAGCCCGTGAGAATGATTCTGTTTGAAAATTCATCAAATGCAAACCGCCTTTTCAACAGCGGATCATGTTCAAGGATAATCAAAACATTGTCGATGGTCTTCATCGGCTTGCCCGTCTCTGGATGCAGTGTCAGCAGCTTCATCCATTCCGAATCATCCGGAGATTCTGTACTTGTGATTGCCTCCGAAAACGCCTCCTGCGCCTTCTGGTATCGCTCTGCATTCATCAGCCTTGCCACATTCTCATCCTGCACCGCAAGCTGACACATCGCCGTGAAGCTCGGCAGCTTATTGGCTGGCGTATCGGGTTTTGCGTCCTCGTCCTTATCGCCAAAAAGATGGAGGCGAACAAGGTCGAAGGCATTGCACAGCTTCCCGCTTGTCGGGTCGGTGGCGTGGTGGGAATAGAGGAACTTGCCCCCGTCATACAGCACCGCGCCGCCTGTCGTAGAGCCCCCAGCGAACGTGTAGCGCCCCTCTCCGGCATCCGTGTACTTGTCGGGGAGATATGCTGCGATCGCACCGGGAACGTCATACACGCGGCAGAACGCGCCCACCGCGCCCGCCTTTTCGGTCGGGTCCTTCTGCGTCTTCCCCCGCGGGATACTCTGCGCCGACATGCCTGCCCACTGCGTCACATCGCGCCAGTCCGGGTACATCGCCAGCAGCCCGTCTGCATCCGCAAAGGGCTTATCTGCATATCTGTAGACGTACTGGCTGTCCGAACAGCACGACGGAAAATACATCAGCCGGGACGCTTCAAACGTCGTCTTATCACAGTAGTCCATGCCGATGATCTCACCGGCCTTCCGTGCGATTGGCTCATATTCGTCCGCCGTGACCGTCCTCGATAACGGCAGCAGCACGCGCAGACGCGGT